TTAAAAATACTAATATGAGTTCTCTGAGATTGACTGAAAATGATATCAACGAATTCTCTTATCCTCTGGACTATGAGGGGCCTACATTAGGAGCCTTTTTTAGTCACAGGCCGTCTGATCGCAAGGATCAGAATGGTGACTTTGATTGTATTTATGTACTTGACAAAAATGCTATCAAAGAAATCATACCAAGTAATTGGATGTTCGTCACGTATGACAATGAACAATCCGATTATTGGGCGGATGTGATCAAATCCTTTCCCTATGGGAAAGAATTTGAACAGGATCAATTGGCTATTCGAACTATGTTCGTGAAGACTGCGGTAGTGCCACTCGAAAACGAGCGACCCCCTGTCCAAATGCCTGATCAGGATGTAAAAGAAGAGACGATAGATAATATCTGTCGTGGAACTCAACCAAGAGCTGCCTTAGCAGCAACCACTACACTGAAGAGTAAGAAGCATAAACTTCTTTTCGTACAGGATCTTAAGCAATTAAGCCAGTCCTACACTCTTCCTCTTCAGGAAGTAGAAAAAATAATTGAGGTGGTCGATAAGATAATTGAATCTTATACCGTTTTCGGCATGGAACCACCCCGCTCACAACATTATTATGTTATGAACCAGTATCACCTTGAAAAGACTAAACTTCACAAGGTCGAATGTGCAATTCGGTTAAGATACACAACAGTACATAGACTGCTACACTTTGTACATCTAAATGGGTCCGGATCTTGGGTCAAATTTCTCAAATGGAAATTTGCAGCATATTTTGCCTTTGTCCGTGAACAAGAACTTCCTCCTAAACCAGAATTTACCTATCCAAAGCCTGGAAACTTGCTTTGGGCACCTCACACAATATTAGGTGGGTGTGCATGGGAATTCTCCATGAAATTGGCTTATGAGTCCAAAAGGGTTTCTACCTTTTGTTCCTCCATGAGCTCATGGCGTTGGTTTATGAAGTTTGTTGATAGTACCCTACAACTCAAAAAAGCTATGCCTGAAGTGCCTGACCATATGGTCGAAAAGGCTCAGGTTGAAACTAGGACGAAATTAACGTCAGAACCGATTCAGTCTCCTGAATCAACGATCACGTTTACCCATTGGGTAGGTTATCTTCCAGTTTTGGAAGAGTTTCATGTAAATAAAGCTAGAGTTGTTTCCGAGTTATCTCGTACTACACGTGAACTATTTGAAGGTCAGTGTTTTGGACGAGAGATCCTTAAACCTTTTTTTCCCTCCACGTCTGGAAATTATATTAATTCCAGAGGACAATGTGGTTCCCTCAATATCTTATACTCGCAGTGCGGTTTTGGCACCCACGGTGATTGTTTAGATTATGGGAAAAGGAATGTGAAACTGAGAACAGAGTTTTCGCGTTTCTACGGAGATAAGGGCCGCAATGATCAAGCCTGGATCGATCACCTCAATGAGGTTGGAATTAATCAGGATGAATGTGTTGAGGACGACGACGATCATGTCGTCGGGTTTTTGGATAAACGGAGGTTAGATGCGGTTTGGGAGACCTTTTATAAAGATCTTTTTCGAAAGGCGTTGGATGAGGAGCCACTAGTTGAAACTGTGGGCTTACCAGAACCATTGAAGGTTCGTGTGATCTCTAAGGGACCACCTCTTCTCTATACTTTTCTCAAACCATTTCAAAAATGGCTATGGAAAACCTTGAAGACACAGACCTGTTTCCAATTGATTGGAAGGTATGTCACTGAGGACGATATTAATCGTTGTCTCGGGGTTTTAGAAGATGATTATATCGCTGTTTCAGGCGATTATAAAGCTTCCACTGACAATTTACACTCATGGGTGTCTGAGGCTATTCTTGATGAGCTCTTTATCATTATTGATGAAGAGATAGACCAAGATCTCAGATACGAGTTTGGATATAACTTTGTTTCAAAACTTAAGGTTCTCTTTCGTAGAGCCCTCACGAAACATATCTTCGTCGATGATGAAGGGAATAAGTTACCTCAAAAAGAGGGTCAGTTAATGGGAAGTATCATTTCTTTTCCGTTTTTATGTATTGCCAATGCAGCATTATGCCGTGTTTCCTGTGAACTAGCGAACTCTAAGAGTTACAGAGTCACAAATAAACATCAAAGAGGAACTCTCTTATGTCCACTGTTAGTAAACGGGGACGATTGTTTATTTAAAGGACACTTCCGTATTAGGAAGATATGGGAGACATATTGCATGTTTGCTGGATTGGAATCTTCTGTAGGGAAAACATATTTCTCCAGGGATTTTTGTACAATCAATTCTCAAATCTTTAATTCCACTCGGAACGGGTGGGAGACTCAAGAATATGTCAACTTTGGGTTGATGTGTGGAATTCGAAGAAAATTCGGATCCACGGGGACTGAACAAATCCTGACCAATGATCTCGGTATTATAGCAAGGGAGCTTAAGCGAACTTGTCCGAAGGATCTTTGGCCTACAGTTAAGAGTAGGTTTATACACTACAATTTTAAGGCACTCACAGACTACGATCTACCTTGGTTTTTACCAGAATGGCTAGGCGGACTTGGGTTACCAATTGATAACGAGAACGAACTCTCCGATCTTGATCGGAAAGTGGCCACGGTTATCAAAATGTATCCAAAAAAGTTTAGACCAGTTAAACCAAAAGAGATGAGCACCTGGTTAATGCATAAACGTGTCATGAAAGACACGGACCAGGAATTTGGAGATATCCAGGAACAATTTTATCGAAAAGCATTAGTCGATGGAATTGAGAGGGATATCGAAGACGAGTTCTCTACTTGTTACAAGTATCAAACTCTGAATTTATTAATGAAAGAGCCGCTTGAATCTCTATATGAGATGATAAGCCCGGATGGGGATGTTTCCGCCCCTATTCGAAAAGCTCTGTATCATAATGTCCATTTGTTCGCAAAGGCTCGAAAGCTGATGTACGAATTGGAACATGATTCGAAGTTTGGTCCTGCAAGGACCGTACCTCTGATGACGACTTCCGATCTTTGTTATGAAAATAAGGATCAGGAGAAAGTCTTGCTCATAGAACATGATATGTTCTTGGGCCCTAATCCGACTTTATGTCTGATTGGGTAGAGTGCTGAGCGTATGCTGAAAAGCAACACGATGACCCCGTGAGTAGGAGTCGATCGATGCCACCGATCATAGTGGTCCACTGAAATTAACAGTGGGTAAATAGTGGAAGGAAAACCACTTATCTTTGTATTTGATTTAATGGAATCTACTACGTATCTACAGGTTTGGCAGGCATTGCTTGCGGACTGTAGAGTAGAGTTAACCTATCCTCGTTGGGACGAGGGTTTCATCACAATTAATATGTCCTTCAATAGCTACTCCAATGACCATGTCGGCGAGAGGAAACTATAGTGTCAGAGACTTATGTGAAACTTCAAATACCTTAGATTTGTTAAAAGAACCGGT